AAGATGTTGCCCGTGCTATAAGCAAAGCCGGAGACGTCCTTTTCTGCCGAAGATAAAGTAATCTTCGACCGAAAAGTTGTAGGCTTACCGGCACGTTTAATCAAGAAGCTGTAACGCTTCGAGAGTTTCTCCGGTAAGGCATACAAATCAGTCAAGTCACGATAGACTTGCTTCCATCCGAAGTGGTATGATAAGTACTCACCAGGGACGTCCTTCGCCACGCCTTTAAGGTCAAAAACGGCCTTACGGGTTAGTGGTTGGGATGTAAGTGAAGCATATAACTTCTTTAGATCGCCCAATGTTTTGTAGAGCGAGCTAATTGACCTTGGAAGGTCGCGAAGTTCCACCGCATTTCGGTAAAGGCTGTAGTCCCGTTTTAAGGGACTCCAGTTCTTGACCATGCCGAGTACGTGCTTTTGGGCTAACGCCTTATTGTACGCAATCTCGGAAATGCGGAGGCTATTGTGAACACTTGCTGATAACGTGGCAGCGGTTGGATAAAAGACAACTCGAGTCTGATCACTACCGTAAGTGAGGTACTGTGAGCGACAACCATGCGCTACACAGTTAGCCTCATAATCCGGAGTAGTCTGACTAAATGTCTGATATCTAGATCTATCACCTAGTAACGTCCTTGGTGGAGAGTTAATGTATCCCTTGAATAATTCAAGAGTACCTTGCTCCGAGCCATGAAGACGCGTTCTATGTGTAGTATCCTTGAGATAGTCTGGAAGAGGATCCTGAGTTGGGAGTGGAACCCCTAACTGAGGATATCCTAATACAGGCTGCGAAATGTTCACTAAGAATGGACTCCAACAACCCGTTACATTAAGGTAGTTGGGTATCTGACCGTAATCGACATGATCACGGTAAGTATCGCTATAACGCAGTTGAAGAACACTAGCGTTTTGGCGCCACTTAGTACGATTCGCAGGCGTTATCTGGTGGGCACCGACCTTGAACTCATATAGAGGATCGATCGCAACCGCGAAAGATCTTATAAGTGACCAAGGTATGTACTTATAGATAAAGCTCTCAAGCCCGTCTGCTGTTGCAGCTAGAGTTGGAAGCCGATACTCATAAAACTTATGAGGATCAAAACCTTCCGGTAACCCGCGAGTATCAAATTTAGCATACTGCGAGTGCGTAAGGTCGAGATTAGGT